ACAAGATGAAGAAGGTTTTTGGGAAGCAACAAGAGAATATTCTGCTTGTATGATGTCATTAATGATTCAAATTGAACCACTTCCACAAGAACCAGAATTAGAAGATATGGATAAATTTGATGGATGCTGCCCAGAAGAAGATATTGAAAAACAAGCACCATGTTGGGATGGATATGTGCAACGTGGTATGAAGCCAGGAGATAATGGAAGAATGGTTCCTAATTGTGTTCCTGCTGCTAAAGCACTTTTTAGTGAATTTGGAAAAGACTATACAAAATCTAAAACTACTAGATATACATTAGGAGAGTAGCCTATGTCTTCTGGCAGATATAAAAGACACGATGGTTTTAATCCTGTTCAAATTAAAGATGGAAAAGTTGTAAGATTGCGTAAAGATGGAACTATTAAAACAATCCTAGGGGAGCATGGAAGATATGGTAAAGAAAAAAAATCTGGAGTCAAGTAAAAAAAGTTTAATAAAAACATTAAGTTGGGAAACATTTCATTTAGTGGGCGTTGCTGGTGTCATTTATTTGTTTACTGGTGAATGGGAATATGCTAGTTTGGGGGCACTTATTTATATTGCTTGGGAGTCAATAGGATACTATATTCATGAAAGAATTTGGGCAAAATATGGAAAAGGAATTAAATAGTGCCAGAGTTATTTGTTAACCTAGAATCTGTTGCTAAGTCTAAAATTGATAATAGCGCATTATTAAATAAAAATTTTTTAAATGATGAAATAATTTCAAGTCTATCTTGGGAAAAAATAATTCGTATTTTTCGATCTGGGCAAATAAAAAAATTAGTTAATTTTTATTCTTTTGCAACTTGTTCTATTGATATAGATAAAATAGAAGATAGTGGATTAGGCCTAATAGACAAGTCTTTAAATAAAACTTTACCAATACATTCTGGAGAAAAAATAGCGTCTTCTTTGTCTGTTAGTTTAATAGGTAAAAATGATAATAAAATTACAAATGATTATGCCTTAGAGTTTAAACAAATTTTTGAAAATCAAAATCCATTCAAAGCCCCAAAAATATTGCCTTCATTTGAATCCATAAAGACTCCTAAATTTTTTTATTCTGTAGACACATTTTTTATTCAAACAAATGGATCGTCAGTTTGGAAAATAGATGGTAGTTATCCAGAAGAACATGTATTAGATGTTGGAGATATTATTTTTATTCCCAAAAAACTTGTTCATAGCGCAGAATATTTATCCCCAGGAAGCATTCTATCCCTATCTTTTGCTGATTAGAGGATCTTGTGTCTGACATAATAAAATATATATCCTATGCAGGCTTGACAACTGTCCTGATTTGTTCTATAATATATATAGTTGGTAAAATAATAGCCAATATTATGTTAAAAAATGTTATGCCTAAATTAAAACATAGGCAAAGCACAATCCATAATATTGTTAAAAATGTTTTACCAACTAATGAAGAAATTATTAAAAACATTATAATGAATAGGGAGAAGTCAAAACAAACAAAACAGTCTATGCAAAAGTATAATGCAGAAAGTATAAAAGTTGTTATTATTGAAAACAAAGCATATTGGATTCAAGATAATACATTTTATGAAACTGTGTTAACCGAAGACGGAGAAATAGATCAATCATGTGCTAAACCAGTTGATACATCTAATTTAGACGTAGAGGCAGTTGATAGATTGATGAAAATTGTTGACGATTTAAGGAGTATTAATAAAAATGATGGTAGTGGTACAGGCAACTAATGAGTTTAAAGACTATGCAGTCTTTTTACGTGCCATGGGAGTTGTTTTATCTGGTATGAGCCAAGATGATAACGAGTTGGCCATTTATGCTGTTGGTTCTAAAGATAGCAAAGTAGCAGAGTTTGCCATGGAATTTTGCAATGTATCAGAAAAAGGTATGAAACTAAGAGGCAAAAAAATAAGTATGTATAAAACAACGGATGCCTGGATTAATGAATACTTAAAACAAATGAACTATTTTGCATTTTTTAGTAATACAAAACAATCAACATCATCATTAGCCAAAAGGGCTAAAGAACAAGGAGTAGAACTGGGAATATTCCAGTACTAAAGGAGAGATATGTTAATAAAAGAATTAGAGCAAGCAGAAAAAATTGTTGAATTTAATAAAGATTTAAGGTGGGTTGGCTGGAATATTGTTTCAAGAGAAATTACAGCAAATGGATTCAATCATAAATCTGGTTCATTTTTAAATAATAAATGGGGTATTGACAAACACTATCCAATAACAGAAAATGGGTGGTACTTACCAAATAAATATAGGAGTAATAATGGTTAACTATGAACCATATCAAAATTACTTTAATCTCATGGGTCATCATAAAGACAATATTATATTAATTAATAATTTTATTGAGTCAGATGATTTAAAATTAATTAATGATTATTTAAATTCATACAAAGATGACGATGAGTTTATGGGTGGAAAAGATTTAAGAGATGATAGGGTAAAAAAGGAAAATCCAGCAGTCGGTAAAATTCTAGACAAGTATGAAGAAAAAATATATGCCGAAGCATATAAACTTTTTACTGAAAAATACGGAATTCCTATTATTAGAAAACCAGTTAACTCTACGCACTTTGTAAAATGGATTACTGGAATGAATTCTAAATTACATTGTGATTGTGAAAAGCCTGACGGAACACCAGCGTATGCTGCTGATTTTTATACATACAATGTTTCTGTGCTAATGTATCCTAATGATGAGTATACTGGCGGAGAGATTACTTTTCCAGATTATGACTTAATCGTTAAACCAAAACCAGGGGATATGATTATGTTTCCAGGAAATGGAGCCTATAAACATACTGTACAAAGGGTGGAAAGTGGAACTCGATACACAATGCCATCTTGGTATTCTTTTGATGTAAAACAAAAAGTTAATCCAGAAAAGAAAGAGTACTCATACATAGATTCTGTTCAACTTTGGGAAGGTTTGCCAGATTTTGATAAGATAGATCCTGTTGGCATTGACGTTAGGAAATATCTTAATGAAAAGCCATAAATGGAAAGATTCTGCTTTATGTTTAAATCAAGATACTAATTCTTTTTTTGATAAATATGAAGAGGGTAGCGTAGATTACAAAAATAATATTGATCAATTATGTTTAAATTGTCCAGTGTTAAAAACATGTTTTGCTGTTGGGGTTTCTGGCAAAGAATACGGAGTTTGGGGCGGTATTTATTTAGAAGATGGAGAACCATCTAAAGAGTTTAATAGCCACAAAACTAAAGAGTCGTGGTCTAATCATTGGCAAGCCCTAACGCTAGAAAATAAATAATGTACACAGATAGTATGCGTAGGGCATTTAGATCTATTAGAGCCCCTAAAAATTTTAGTGTTGATATTGTAGACAATGAACATTTTTTGGTTGTCCGAGCAGACGAAGTCGCCTTTACAAAATTAGGGCATGATGATAAAATAGAGGCAGTGCAATATATGATAACAGTTAAAAAAGCATTAGAGGAAAACGGTGCAATAGTTTTACTAACTAGAAAGGCTACAAAATAGTGCAAACATTTTTACCATCTACTAATTTTGCTTGGGCTGCTCAAATGTTAGATTCTAAAAGACTTAATAAACAAATATTAGAGGGGTATCAGATACTCAACGTGTTATCTGGGCAATCTCCAACTGGTGGCTGGCGTAATCATCCTGCTGTCCTTATGTGGAAAAATCATGAAGGGGCATTATTAAAATATTTAGATTATATGATTGTTGAAGCAAAACAACGTAATATTAAAACAGATAACAATGAGTCCAATATACAAAAATTATTTAAAAAAGTTGGAAAAAATTGGAATACATTAATGCCTAAATGGTTTGATGATGACTTAATTTCAATGCGTATTATTACTACACATAGGGCTAGCCTTTTTAATAAAGATCCAATGTATTATGCTAAATTTCAATATGCAACATTGAGCCCATACAATACCCCATGTTGTCCAGATCGCAAAGAGCCATGTAAATATTATTGGCCTACGCACAAAGAAAAGATAAATACATGATAAGTTTAAATAACCAACAAACATATATTTGTTCTTGTGGATCTAAAATATGGTCTATATCAGCAATATTTGAAAATAATGCTCTTGCCATATATTTTGATAACATGAAATGCATGCAATGCGGTATGCCACCAGTTACTGTAGATAAGTTAGATGGTGGATTAGTTTAATGCCAAGAGAACCAATTGCGCCCCTTACAGGCAAAGATAATTTTATTTTATCAGAAAACAAAATTGATTGCGCTTATTTAATTAATCAAAATCAACTAAACTCTGCAAAAATATTTTCTTGTAGAGAAGAATATGTTAAAACTTTACCGTATGGTTTAAAATATATGGAGGTTGGAGTAGCCTGGGGTTATTATTCTGAATTAATTGCAAAACAAAAAAATCCAGAACTAATTCATTTAGTTGACTGGTTTAACCAAGATTTAAAATGTTGGTCTTGGAGAAGGTTTGGAGAGTGTAAGTGTGAAGGATTTAAACACGAATTGCTATATACCCCCGACACTCATGAAAAATATATTATAAATAAATTTAGTAAATATAATAACCTAAAAACTTTTAAAGGGGACAGTAAAGAAATTTTAAAAAATATATCAAACAAATATGACTATATATATTTAGACATAACAAATAAAAGAGAAGACATAAGGCCAACCCTTAATTTAGCAGCACAACTTATTGAAGACGGTGGAATTATTGGGCTTAATGATTATTTAATTTATGATGGTATTATTGAAGATATGCCTTATGCAACATTTCAAGTAACAAATGAATTTTTGCTAAATAATTCGAATTGGGTGGTTGACGGCATGGCTTTGCACTCATTAGGATTTTATGATATATACATAAAAAAGGAAAAACAATGAAAGACATACTTAGAGATTATAAATTAAAAAAACATAATAATCTTAATGATTTGTTTGAAGGAAATTTTGATGTAACTTGGCAAAAACACCTTGAGCAACTTCCAACTAATAAAAAATTAGTTTTTACAATTACTCCGACAGAAGTTCGTAGGGGTGTGATAGATGATAAAACTGTTACATATCGTTATAATAATGATTTTTTTAGATGTGATAATTTTATAGAAAAACATGATGGAAAACATATTTTGTTTGGTGGTTGTTCTGAAACTGAGGGTGTTGGTGGAAACATAGAAGATGCATGGTCTCATATGCTATATAACAAAATATCTAAAGAAGAAAAAGTTTCTGGATTTTTTAATTTATCAAAATCTGGTTGGGGATGGAATAGAATTATAGTTAATTCCTTAATTTATTTTAAAAAATATGGCTATCCAGATGTATATTTTATACTTTTGCCAAATCATGAAAGAAATTTTTCTTATAAAAATGAATCTTCAACTTTAGAAAATTTGTTTACCTATGATCAAAAATATCCTGAACCATATTTTGATTATGTAGATGCAACTCAAGATAATAATAGATCTAGTCCCAAAGAATATTTTGAAAATTTTATTCATTTTTTAATAAACTGGAAAACATTTTATGAATTATGTGAAGCAAAAAATATCAAATTAATATTTTCTACTTGGGATGAATTAGATGGACTAAATTTACAAAATATTTTTTTTAACAACTTTTTTTTATTAACAAGAGAAAATGAAAGAAAGTTTATTAATGGTTATGCTAAAAATAATAAAATAAAACCAGAGGATTTAAAAAAAAGAGATGGACATAATGGGAAAATAGGTCATATTTTTTGGGCACAAGAATTCTATAAAAAATATAAAGAAGTGCTTAAATGACAAAAAAAATAAAAAAGGAAAAAATAAATGAATTATAAAAAAGAAGATTTTCATTTTTTTAAAAATAATGAAGACAAAGGTATACGTTGGGATCATGTTTTTAGTGATTTAATAGACAATAAATTTGATGTAACTTGGAATCAAAATTTGCCAGATAACAATCCAGAAAGAATTTTTTCTATAATTGATCCTGAATTAAAGTATGGAATAATAGATGATAAAACAGTTACATATAAATACAATGAAGATTTTTTTAGATCTGATAGTTTTAAAAAAGATCATAAGGAAAAACATATTTTGTTTAGTGGCTGTTCAGAAACCGAAGGTGTCGGAGGAAATATTGAAGATGCTTGGTCACATATGGTATACAACAAAATATCCAAAGAGGAAAAAGTTTCTGGATTTTTTAATTTGGCCAAATCGGGGTGGGGTTGGTCTAGAATTATAATTAATTCTTTAATTTATTTTGATAAATATGGGTATCCAGATACCTATTTTATACTTTTGCCAAACCACCAAAGAAAATTTTATTATAAAGAAACAATTGAAAATATTTCGCCAGTCAGAGAATGGACATATTTTCAAACATATCCAGCATACTATTCACAAGGAAATGTACGGCTAAAAGGTTCCTTACCAAAAGAATATCTAGAAGACTTTACTTTCTTTTTAATTGGTTGGAAAACATTTTTAAAAGTATGTAAATCAAATAATGTTGATGTAATATTTTCTACTTGGGACCCACTTGATTCTACTAATTTAAAATTTGGCCCATTTGAGGAATTTTTTGAATTAGAAAAAAATAAACTTGACAAATATTTTAATAAATATTATCAAACTAATCAAATAAAAAAGGATGATATAAAAAAAAGAGATGGGCATAATGGAAGAATAAGTCATACCTTTTGGGCTGAAGAGTTTTATGAACAATACAAGAAAAGAGGATATGATGTTAAATAGTACAGTTAAAAAGATAAAAAGATGGTTTGTTGTTAAAAAACAAATCAGAAAACTAAAAAAAGATTTAAAAAAACCAAGAATTTTTATATATTAAAGTTGACAACTATATTTTTTATAGATATAATTGTGTTATGAATAAAACAAAAATATTGTTATGTGCAGCCTTGTTTTTAAACATGCCTATTGCAAATGCTATAGAAAATGCAAAAGATGCCGTTGGTGATATAAGAGCAGTCCCTATAATAGTTCAGCATCCATTTGGAAATTCATTAATGAAAGGTTGTACTGGATTTTTATATTCTGAAAGAATTGTTTTAACTGCGGGGCACTGTATTTCTGAAAGAGATACCAAAAGTTTATATCCAAAAATATATATTGGGCCACCAGGAATGACATATTCAAAAGAAAATTTAAAATTATTGGAAATAGAAAAAACAATATTGCCAGCGGGTTGGGCACACAAAGGACCAAATGATTTTACTGATATTGAAGATTTTGGAATTTTAATATTAAAAGAACCTATTAAAATTAATGGTAAAGCAACTGTTGCCAATCAAGAACAAATTGATTTATACATCAAAAATAAAACTTTAGTTTCTACTGTTGGATATGGCAGACAATCATCAAGCCATGGACAAAATGACCTAACAGTACCACAATATGCTGAATTTCCTTTAGTTTCTCTAGATGTTGTAAAGGCTACATTAAATAGTACTCAATATTATGGAATGAAAATACATACTGTTCAAGTACCAGGAGGCCCAAGCACATGTAGTGGTGATTCTGGATCTGCAATATATGTAAAAAATAATCAAGATTACATATATATAGGACCTTTGGCTTGGGGAGTTGGAGGAATGCCAAATTGCAGCGGAAATGGGTGGAAAAGCAATGTAATGTATGTTGGTTCGGTTGCTGCTTATGACTATCTTTATTTAATTAAAGAGGCAGAAGAATATGTTACCAAACAAAATATAACAATAACACCAACACCAATTACTTCCCCTTCAACCAAAAAACCAATTATAAAAATAACAATAAAATGTTATAAAGGAAAAGAAATAAAGAAAATCTATGGAATTAACCCTAAATGTCCGAAAGGATATAAAGTAAAGGTTTAGGGTTGATAGTGCTATAATATATGTATTCCCTTTCAAAAAAAGGGGGAAAAGGAGAAACATGTCAAACATTGACACTAAACAACTAAAGGCTATGGGAGCATCCTATGGTCGATCAGTACTGGGTGCAGGAATTGCTCTATACATGTCTGGAGTAACTGATCCAAAGGATCTTTGGGCTGCTCTTGTTGCTGCCATTGCGCCCGTTCTATTACGTGCGATCAATCCTGCAGATAAGGCATTTGGCTTGCTGCCAACTGTTGACTCAGTAGAGGTGGCTTTAAAGGCTGCTAAGGCACCTGTAAAGAAGGCTCTGCCAACTTCAAAACGTAAAACCAAGTAATATAGAAGTATAATAAAATAAATTGGCCATGCAGAAATGTGTGGCCTTTTTTATTTAATGATATAATAAAAATATGTATAAAATAATTAATAGTTTTTTTAATGAAGAAGAAATAAATATTATATTAAATAATATAAAAGAAACAGAAGATTCTGGTGTTGGAAAAGTATACAGACAAACTGGAAGAAAATTAATTGGTTTGGATAATTTAAACAAAAATATTACTGATAAAGTTGAAGCCTATGTCAACAATACATACAATAAAAAATTAATAGTAAAAGATATTGGCTTTATGAGGTTTAAAAAAGAATATGGCACTCCTAAACTTTTGCCACATAAAGATGATTATGCCTGTGAAGTAGTATTTGACTATCAAGTTAGAACTAATAAAAAATGGGATTTATTTATTGAAGGAAATAAAATAGAACTATTAGACAATGATGCAGTTTGTTTTGAGGGAGAACAAGAGGCACACTGGAGAGAAAAAACATTATTTAACGATGATGAGTTTGTAGAAATGATTTGTTTTAATTGCATTGGAGAAGGACATTGGAGGCATACTATGGATGTTAATCCAAAAAATGAAATAGAACAGGCTAAACAAACACAACAAGTTTTTAAAGATTGGTCTTATATATATAATGGCTGATTAGGAAAATTTGATATTTTTAAAAAAATATTTATTGCATATCTAAAATCACTTGCTGGTAATATTCCGTGCCTATTAAACCAATTGCCAGGAAAAGACACTAACATTCCAGGCTCTGGTTTTATTTTAATTTTGTGATGGGGGAAATAAAGTTCTCCTCCAGAATAGTTATCATTAAGATATAAAAGATTTGATATATGACCACTCCAAGCATATTTAATATTATTTTGTATATCAGTAAGAGTGTCAGTATGAACATCTGTTGCAAAATTAGGCTTTCTTCCATTTAAATAATTTGTTTTTAAATTAATTTCATTTGCTAAGTCGTCATGTTCTAACTTAAACCCAAAAATATTTTCGGCAGTATTTTTTATTTTTTCTTTATATTTAGTAATTATTAAATTTGTTTCTTTTATTTGATTAAATTGAATATTTTTATAATTAAAATCACACAACTTTTTTAATAATTCTAATTCTTCTTTATCAACAAAGTTTTTTATAATTTTAATTGAATCTGGACTTGTTCCTAAAGTTTGTGTGACACCATCCATCTCTATATTATTTTGAGTAGTAGCAACATCATTTAAGATTGACTCAGGGTTTATATTTGGAACATTTTTTATTTCAAAATAGCCACGCTGCATACTATTCTTCTATCAATTTGTTTTCAAAGTCAGAAAATCTTGTCCATAAAGATATTGTATATCTAGTTGCTCCATGTGTTTTAGTAACCCCATGAATGAAATGAAGATTGCCAGGAAAGCATACAAACATGCCAGGTTCTGGAATTATCTTGACATCTTGTTCTGGAAAATATAATGTGCCACCCTCATAGTCTTTATTTAAGTAGCAAATAATTGAAAGATGTCCGCTCCAAAGAAATGGAAAATCCTTTTTTTGTTGTGCAAATAAATTACCTTGATCATAAATTTCTGGTTGATGGTAATCAATAATGTCTGTATGTGGTTCTAAATATGATCCTTCTGGATGAATAAATAAATCTAATACTCTTTCTTTAGTTAATTTAAGACCATACAACTCTTCTGCTTGTTGTCTTAATTTTTCTTCATATTTAATAAAAAGTTTTTTTAATTCTTTATCATTAGTGCCACGTTGAGTTGCAGTATAATGATGAGTTTTATCTTTATTAAAATCTGCTACAGTTTTTCCAAATTCTATAAATTTATTAATGTCTTCTTGTCCTATAAAATTTTTAATTACTTTAATTGTACTAGGACCAGTACCAATAATTTTGCTAACGTTGTCTAATCGTTTTTCTGGCATATTGGATGGCGGTATAAAATTCTCTTCTATCATATCTCCATTATACATCATTCTATGATATAATAGATTAATGCCACAAATAATGATACCTCAAAAGCAATTAGAAAATGCAAAACTATATAGCACTAGGTATGAATTTATAAAAACTTTACCAAAAGGGATAACATTTTTAGAGGCTGGGGTCCTTGCTGGAGATTTTGCAATGAAAGTTATTGAAGAATGTCACCCATCTAAATCAATCTTGATTGATCCATACGAAACAATAGACTGGCATGCACCAGAGTATGATGCCCCAAGATGGGATAATCAAAATAATCATTTTGACTTTGTTTGTAAAAGATTTGAAAATATTCCAAATGTAAATCTCGTTAAAGATACATATCATTCATTTTGTTCTAAAAACAATGAAAGTTTTGATTTTTTGTATATGGATTATGACGTAACGGAAAAATCAATAAGAGAACAAATAGAACTTTCAATACCAAGATTAAACAAAAATGGAATATTAGGATTTAATGACTATAATATTTATTATAATGAAACTAAAACTGGAGAAAAGATGGGAACTGTTCCTGCAATCAACCGTTTTCTAAATAAAAATCCAGAATGGTACGTTTATGCTTTTGCTTTAAACGATAATTTAACTTCAGATATTTATTTAAAAAAACTAAATTAATTTTTTTATTTCTTCTATAATTCTATCTGCTATCAAATCATATTCAATTTCTAAAATAGTACTATTGATATCTATAATATGAACTTTAATTTTACCAACCTCTTCAAAAAGAATGTTGGTTATTTGTTTGCGAAGTTCTAATTCATTGGGAATCATTTTCTTTTTTTGTTAACATATTTGCATATGCCAACCTTCTAATTTGATCCATTATTCTGATCTGTTTTCTTTCAAATTTTGAAAAATCTTGCTTATTGGCTAATCTTTTTTTATTTTTATTTGCTCTTTTAACTTTAGACTGAGATACTTTGTCATTATTTTTTTTCATTTATGCTCCATTTTTTTGTGTCTAAGTAGGGTTTGATTTCCAAAAACTCCCCACCTAACTTCAATTTCTTTGCTACACATATCACAAATAACTACTTTTTTATTCACGATCAAATTCTTTGTTTGATACCCAAAATCCTTCTTGGTCAATCCCATGTGTCATAAAAAAATAACATGAAACAAACCCAATAAAAAAACTAAATAGCATTAATAGTGCAGTCATTTTTTTCTCCTTTAGTATCATTATACCCTACATCAATCAATTGTTCAAGTATAATATATAAATGGAAAGAACAATATTATATTTAGTTTATAGTCCATTTTTGCGGGCATTTAAAATAGGAATAACAAACCTATCCAATAAAAGATATGCCCAGCATAGAGCAAGGGGATGGATTGTTATGAAATATTGGTATTTTCAGGATAGGAAATTGGCTAGTTGTGTAGAAAAAAGGGCACTCAAATTGTTTCGTGCTAGATTCCCTGGAACATATTTAAAAAAAGAAGACATGCCACAAGATGGATATACAGAGGCTTTTGACGCTAAAAAGATATCATCAAAAAGGGTGATTAAGATAATTAATACTATTATAAAAGAATATGAAAAATTAGATTATTCACAAATGTAAGAAAATGACATATGGAATTTATCAGCAGTAGTCAAATTTATTGGGGAATTATGATTAAATGGTTGATCTTGTGATGATCCTGCAATATACCATAGGCTACAAGCACCACTAGAAGTCGATAAATGTCCTTTTAGGCTATAATGATTTGTAGTTCCACCTACGTCGTGTATTGAACCACCATAAACATCCGTATGATATTTAGATGCAAATGGTAGGGTAAGAGAATATGCACCAGTTCCAAA